CATTAGTGATGTGCCTCTTCAAAGGGTAAACCCTCTAGCAGATTAGCTAACGGCGAATCAGTTGTGATTATATCTAAGATAGCATTGTTATCCTTAAGGAATTTAACAGCTACCGAAAGCTCTGCTGACGTGGCTTCACCTGAGTTTACTCGTGCTAACAGTTGGTTAGCTACGCTTTCGTGTAATTGATCTAAGCTATCTTTCATTACTCAGCCCCTTTGCTGTACCTTTTCTTTAAACGTTCGTTGTCTTTTTTAACGGCTGCACCGATACCAGCACCAGAAGCTCCAAGAGCTGCGCCAGTTAGTGCCATATCTGTCTTAGTAGGCTTTGACTTTTTTGAAGGTTTCTTTTTATAGTCTTGCTTAGAGCTTTTCTTTTCTTTTTCTATCTTATCGGCTCTTTCTTTTTGTTTCTTTTTTAATTTCTTTAGTTTCTTAGCTTTCTTATAAAGCTTAACGCCTTTTACGGCTTTTTGTGCTGCTGTTGCTGCAATAACTAGGGCTTGTACGGCCATTTTAATAACTCCAAATAACGGGGGTGGATTCTCTTAAGTCAACGTGGACAAATGTCTTAGCCACACCAACGCCTGTAAAGCCTAACTCTAGTGCTTTTTGGACAATAGTGTACCTATCAGCTCCGTTGTGTATACGGATGTCAGCTGCAATGCCTAACGAGTGTGTGCCTGTAGAGGCTTTCTTTCTTTCGGCGCTGTGTGTGGGGTCTCTATAACCCGACGTAATTGTAAAGGAAAATCCACAAGCTTCACGCAGTTTGTCTAGCTTATCTATGAACCCTTCACTCATATGGTTCTTACCTGTCTCTTGACAGTCAAATTCTGAAATATCAAAGTATTTAAAAGTCATATCTATCCTTTAATCACCTTAGCTATCTTCTCGCCACTTCTGCCTACAACATAACCACCTAAGCCTAACTGTAGTAAAGCCCAAGCCTCGTCACGTAAGGGCGTAGCTAGTAATCCTAGACTATCACCTACGGCTAACACGAGGAATGTAAGCATGGTTATAGGTCGCCAAGCAGCGACTAAGAAGTGGTCACTTTTTGCTTCTGCTGTTACAATAGCTTGTTGTCCAGCTAATGTTTCTTTTTCATAATCAAATATACGTTGCATCGCAGCCGCTTGGACATCTAAAAGATGCCCTTTAGCTTGCAGACGTTCATCTTCACTGGTATGGAGGTTATCTACTAGATCAGCAGCAGGTTTGAATATGCCCGCAATTAAGTCTGTAATACCCATTAGATAACTCCCATAACTTTAATGAATTGTGAGAACCCCATCTCCTGTGCAAAGTAAACAACAGCTCCACCCACAACTAACCACTTAATTTGCAATAAGGTTCGGTTAATATTGTCGAGCATACCTCTAAGACCCTCAGCTTGAGCTGTGAGAGTACTTAATTGTTCGTCATGTGCATCGACTCGCCACTCAAGGCGGTCAACGTGTTGTCTTATATCTTCCATGTTGCAGTCCTTACCTTACTGGGTTAGTCATTGAACCTGTTAATGTTGAATTAGCAACACCATAACCTTCAATAAGGATGTGAACTAGGTTTTTTGTACTGGTGGTGTCTCCAGAGTCAACGTCTGCTGCAAAATTGGTGAGCTCTACGCTTTCCTTAACAGCATCAGCTACGCTATAATAAGACATCTCAAACCCGTTATTTGCGTTAATAGCGGCAGGAAAAGCTGCGCCTGAAAAGTCACTTGCTGCTAGTGTTTGGCGGCCTGCCCAACCAGTTACTGTTGTCCAGACATGAACATCACCAAAAGGGAACGGCTTGCCTCTATGATCTCCTGTCACGCCTATAAAGAAACCAGTCTTAGCCGTACCTGCATCAACAGCCCCTTCAAGAACTGAGTAAGATACGCCATAAGTACCTCCTAAAAGAGAACCATCTTCACGCACTAATCCAAATAACTGAGGAACAGCTTGTCCTGTAATTTGATTATTATCGTCTGTTACAAAAGCTGTGTTTGACGTTGCGTCACCTACGTCGTCATTAATAGCGTCGTCAATGGCAAAAGAACCTACAAGCTCTACAGGAGTATCTGTTATAGGCGCATTGTTGTCTAGGTTTTTATAAAAAACACCCATTAAAAGTGTTTCTTTAGGTGATGCGTCATATGCGTCGCCTATATAGACCTGTGGTTTTCCTAAAGTAAAGTATTTCATGAGGTTGAGCCCTTTCTTGAATATGATTGTTTTTTAAATGGTGAAGCTAAGCCGTCACCCCAGAGTTCTTCGATAGCACGTCCGCCAGCAACAGTGCTTAAATGCGCTACTGCATAACTGTTTCCTGTAACAACTTCATAAATAGTTTTATTATACATGTCTACTGAATCTGCATAAGGTTCTACGTAAGACCCAAAAGCTACAGAGGCTCCGTTTTTTATAGCCCAAGGGCTTATTTTATGACCGTGGCTGGTAGATTCAAAGATAGCCCCGCCCTTTAAAACGTTAAACGCTTGTGTGCTTGGAGATTCGCTATTATAAAATGCACCTGAATTTCCTGAGTCAAAGTTACCCATTTGGTTGTAATGGAAGAAAACGTCTATAGGAAAGGTGTTGCTATTGTGAGCCGTAAAGGTAATACCTTGGTTTCCTGTACCTACAGTAAAATCATCAAAGTATCTTATAGTTGAGCTATTAGTTGGAGGAGTTTCTGCATCAGCCACTTGTTTTAAACTGTGAGTAAACTTAGAGCTTGTGTTGGCTTCTATAGGAGTTTGGTTTTTAAAATAAGAATACTTACCACTTTGAGCATCTAAAGCTGCAAGCTTACCGCTATCTAAATCAGGTACTAAGTCTTCGTAAACCCCAAACTTAAACTGCTCGTAACCCAAACCACCCTCAAGAAATGTAGCTACCTGTACGCCTTGTGCAGGGTTTATGCTGTTGACTCTATTCCGCAGTGTAGCTATAATAGGAGATACCTTAGAGTGATCTTTTAAAGACTTTTCTCCAACCTTGCCGTTATTCACCATGTTTGTTATATCTGTAGCGGTTATAACTGGATGACCAGACTCTATCTTTTTCCAACCTATTCTCCAACGAGGTAAAGCTTGTACCCCATAACCTTCTGTTTTAAAAACTGCTTTTTTAGACAAGTAAGGCGGGTGTATAAAACGGGAGCTATATTTAAAAGCACTTCGAGGTATACCATCGTGAGTTATTAAATCTTCGTCAGCAAAAACATTCCCGTCTACTAAGCCGTCACGATTTAGACCACTTAGCCCCTTTTCAAACGCATAGTCAAGCGTCATGGAGAGCCAAGAGTAGTGAGTCCCTCCCTCACTTATAGTGTATTGAGAAAAGCTTGTGTAGTCTTTACTTTCCATATAGTTTGCAATACGAGGTAGTTGCCCAAAGAAGTGAGAGAAAGCCACAGAAGTTGTAAGACTGTATTTAAAATTGAAAGGTGCCAACTGAGGACAGTTAGGTGATATACAGACAGCTTCAATTTGATGCGTTGTCATGTAATCACTAACGTCTTTAATCCAATCTTCCCAACAAGTAGCTTCGTCAAAAACACCAGAAGCCTGAAAATCTACACCGTATTTATGGGCAGAGTTCAGGGGGTGCGCTGCTATATAAGCGTCAACCAAAGCTTCTTCTGATGCGCCTAACCCAGAGTCCCAGATGCACATAACCTTCTGCTTATCTATACTACGTATGTATTTTTGGTATAGCTTAGAATTAACGTCAAATGTCATTGGGGATTCCTTAAGTTATCGTGTTTCGTCTACGTAAACTTTAGTTGCTGCGTTTACTGCGCCTGAGATCGAAGAGTTGCTGCTGCTAATTAAAAGGTAAGGGGTTAGGACTAACTCTTTAAGAGTATCTGACGTAAAGCTGTCGATTAAGACGTATTCACTAGAGTCTCCTGTAAGACTACCCCAAAGATACGCATGGTTTGTAGAGCCACCATGTTTACATTGAACCACACCTCTTGAACCGTCGCCCATTTTAGGGTTGTAAGGGGTATTGTCGTTTGCTAATGTTATCATTATGGTTTCCTATATTAATGTAAATCTACAAAGGCAGAGCCAGTGTATACTTTAAGTTTATTGGTAGATGTATCGTAATATACCATGCCCGTTGTAGGTGCGGCAGGAGTTGCTTTTAAAGGTTGAAAAGTAGTAAAACCTACAGCCTCAACACCATCGAGAGCTTCTTGAGCTATAAAGAGGCTTTGTTTACTATCTTCATCAAACGTAGCTGCTACTTCTACAGCTCCGTCTGTGTAATCCACAAGCCTAGTACCTTGACTAGACTTACGGATTATCTTGATAGTGTTAGATGAGGTAGGAAAATTACCAGCAGTAAAACTAACTGTTGTTCCTGTAATA